AATAATTTGTGAAACCCACTCAACAATAAAACCAACTAAAAATCCTAACATAAAAAAGTAAGTATATATATTGTATTTATTTTTTTAATCCTTTTTAATCCAATACTTCGCCTTACAGATAGGGCATTCTTTATTACCAATATTACAAATATTTAATTTACAACCTTTACAAATAAGATGACCGCAACTGGGAACTTCGCTATTTTCTTTTGTAAGAGTTTCAAAGCATACAGGGCAGTCAGTTAATTCACCAACCTTTTCATATAGTTCTAAAAATTGTTTTCCCAAATATACAATATCAATATCTCCCCCACTTTTTATGGTTTCTATTAATTTTCTATTCTCTGCTCTAACCCCACTAAAATATTGTGCGAGTTCATCATAGTCATCACGCAGGGTATAATAGTTCTTCCACCCAACCTTTGCCTTGCTTTCCAAACGCTTTCTCTCTGCCGTCGTAATCGTCGTCGTCATTCTATATATTATATATCTTTATTTTTTTAAATCCTTTTTTTTATATATTATATATTTTTATTTTTATTTATTTTAATCCAGTAGCGATTACAATATTTTCTAACGCTGTTGCTCTGCTACAAGCAGTATAACATAATTTAGTATTTTCAGTCATACGCTTAAAGTCCCATAGTATAACCTTGCCCTTATAGGTTGCCCCCTGACTTTTATGAGCGGTTGATGCGTAGTTCGCAAGGAAATATTCGTGGAAATCTTCGGTTGCTATTTCAACATCTTCACCACCTTCATCTCTGCTTAAAACTATTTTTTCTTCATCGCACCAACTTACCATAAACTCTTCGCTATTAACTATTCCCAGTTCAGTAGTATTCTTCCAGCACATTACAGGTAATCCGTTATAAAGATATACTGGTTGTCGTCTATCCTTTGGGTCATCAACCATCATAATAGTTTCGCCTATCTTGCGTTCAATTTTTTTAGGTTCATAATCAAGGAACAAGTATTCGTCAGTTTGCGTTTTAAAATAATCCATACAACGCTTATTAATATCTACTCGTGTTCGGTTTAAGAAGCATATTGATTTGCTGGTATAAATATCATCGCAGGAAACTTCTTCTTCCTTCAATCCTTCCCATACCCCTTCTTCACAACCCTTTTCTAAAAAGTCCCATAGTTGCTGGTCGTATCGTTGCTTTTCGCTCAACTCAATTCGGTTGTTATTACAAAGGAACTTTACGATAGGGTGATTAAATATATCGCTTGGAGCAGTTCGCCCTTCTTCAATAGGAGGTAGTTGTCGCCAGTCGCCCAGTAATATAAATATCGCTCGTGGGTTTTCTTTTTTAAGCAACATCAAATATTTCCATAGTTCATTACTAATCATACCTATCTCATCAATCACAAAATATTTGTATTTCTTTAATCCGTTCATCGTTTTTCGTGGTATAGTTCCAGCACTCGTAATATGGAAAGTTTTATGGATTGTTGTTCCCATAATACCTCGTGATGCCTTATTAGTAAAACTCATCGTCTTTGTATCAGCATAAGTTTTAGTTTCCTTACCATACTCATCAACTTCGGTTGTATCATCAAGTTTTAATACCTTACTCGCAAAGGCAGATTTAGGAACGAAACTTTTACCTGTTCCTGCTCTACCTTCCAGTAGTAGTCCGCCATTATCAATCGCATACTTAATAATATCAACCCAGTCGCTACTATTTTTAAATTGTGGGTTATGCTTCCAGTCCTTCTCAAACTCTTTTATTTCTACTGCTCGGTCAGTTTTCATAGTGCTTTTAAAGTTCCAGTTTTTAACCTCAACGGAGTAATCGCCCCAGTTATTAGTCATATCTCGTATGGGTATTTTACCACCCAGCGATACTACTAAATCGGTATGCCTGTAAATAATTTCTCCGCCAACCTTCTTACCTAAATCATACAACCGCATATTACTCCAATCTAAAATCTGTAAATACATAGGTAGTGTATATTCGTTCATACAGGTTCTACTTTCGTATCCATAAAGGAATAATTTTGTATCATCGCTTCCTTCCAAAGTTTTAAGAATAATATTATCTTTGTGAAAGCGTGTGTAGTTGTTTTCAATAAACTCTGGGTTAAAGAAGTATCGCTCAAAATCCGCTTCGTTTTCAGGTCGCTCACAGGATAAGTAGTGCCTCCATACTGCTTCTGCGTCCATATCAATTTCAGCAGTTCTGTTTATCTTATCGGTCTTACCTAAATATCCAGCAATCATATTAATCATCAACTTACCCAAACTTGTTCCCCTTGTTTTTTCTTTTATTGCTTTTATTAAAGGGTCAAAGTGGTTAAGGGGTATAGGTGCTTCACTTGCGGTTTTTAAAGTATGGAGTAGTTGCTTTTTAATTACTAACTCAATCCCTACCTCAATTGCCTTTTCAATAATTTTATTTGAGTAAATATTTGTTTTATGGAGCAGGGTTAAATCATCAGTTTCTACATAGTATAATCCTGTTTTCAATTCCCCATCATAATCCTCCCAAGTATCTTCCAAGTCAAACTTAATCCAGTTGTCGTATGGATTTTTTAAGCAGGTGGAATAACACTTATTAATATCTATTCCAATAATATCGCCATCTATAATCTGCTGTTGATATTTAGATTTCGGTGGAAATACTACTCGGTGATACTTCATCACTTCTTTTGTTTCTGTAATCGGTTCGCCAGTAAATATATTTTTATAAGTTTTCTTTTCAATAACAACATACTTCATTCTAACGCTAATAGGTGCTATAACCTCATACAACTCGTCTAACTGCCTTGTTGCCCCATAGTGAGTTCGGTATTTAACATTCTGCGTAGTAAGCGTCTTATGAACCAAAGGATTAACTCTTGATGTGATTATGGTATTACCCCCATCTTCAAATCCTTCATCGTGTTCCTTCCAAGTATCCATCAATAACGAATTAACTGATTGCCCTTGATAATCTGCTCCGCAATATTCTAATACTGCTTTTTCAGGTCGCTCGGTTAAATAAATCGTATCGCCAATTTTAAATCTTTGTATGGTATTTTCATCAACCCTTAACGATTTAGGGTTAGGTAAAGTTTTTGTTTGTTTAATAATTTTTATAGCAAAGTCATTCCCAGTCGGTTCATCTTCCGCTGGATAAACAATTTTATCGTTTTCCTTGTCCTTACCCACTTTATCCTCAAACGCAAAATCCTCACTAACCCACTTTTGTTTTTCTTCATCAGGTTTATCTGCTTCTCTGTTAATAGCAGAAACGGATAATCTTTTTTGTTTATCTTCAATAGGGTAGAAGTGATTATTACAAGATATAAATATCAGCGGAGGGTGTGTTCTATTAATAGATTTTGTGTATTCAACTAATTTTTCGTTTTTATCCAAAGCAATCATACCAATATCAAACTTTTTACAAAACTCTACAATTTGTTCTACGCAAACCCCCTGTTCTCGTGGATTAGGGAACTCATCGCAACTGAATATTCCGTCAAGATTATCGTATGCTCGTTCTCGGTCATCAGCAGGAAGAACTTTCTTAAAACCTGATTTACCAGCGTATTTGTGATATACATAATCATAAACGCAAGTATCTTCATTCAAGTCCCAAGCAGTATCGCCTACATAATCCAAGTCCAATTTCAAAGCACCAACTCTTCGCATACGAGCAACTCTAACTCCCTTTGCTACAAGTTTGCCTCCAACGATAGGAACGATAGTGGGTTGTCCTAAATTAGGTTCGCTAATCTCATCAACCTCCGCATTACTTTCTTCCAACCTGTTTATTTCGTCCTGCTGGGATTGTGCTACGCTTTCGTTAATACCATATCTTCTACCTTGAACCTGTCCGTTGTAGGTTCTATTAATCCGTTTGCCCCATCTGCCCTTATCTTCCTTAAACCTAATTCGGTAGGTAAAAGTATATTGCTGTATGATGGTTTGATTATCGGTAGTATATTTGTCCTTGATGTTTTGCTTAACTGCCTTCACAAAGTCCTTATAAACCTTGCTTGACTTGTTGCTATTATCAGTAATATTAGAGTAGCGTTGAGTAGCAGGTCTAACTCCAATTTGAGTAGCAATAGTGTTCCATCTTGGTCTTGTGATTTGATTTCCGCTAAATCCGTAAAAACCCAATTCAGTTTTAATAGTAGGTCGGTTCATCTTATATATATACTATATATTTTCTTTTTAAATCCTTTTTTTACTAAATTATATATTAGATATTCGTTTAATTCCGTTTCAATTTTATTTATATATCCCTTTCAATTTTATAGTAAATCGGTTTCAATTTTTTTTTAAATCGCCTAAATAATTACTAACTAATATTTTATAAAAAAAACTTTCAATTTTTTACAAAATTATAACTTTACAGAACAACCTTTCGTGGTCTGCCTCGTAGTGCTGGTGGTGAGTTCTCACGCTTCTTATCACGATACTTTTGATTAGCAACACGGCATCTCTCCTTAAACTTGTCGTTCCACTCTTCATCAACTTTCTTGGTGTGATAATAATTCCGCTGGAACTCATTATACTTATCAATATTCTTTTCTCGGTAGGTCATAATTGCCTTCTTCACCGCAGGGGTGTAATAATTTTTGGTTTCAGTTAGTTCTTCCATAGTTATATATATAATATTACAATATTTAAATCCTTTTCAACCTAACTTATTAATTCGTTCCTTTAATATTTTATCATTCGTTTTCGTATCAATAGACCACGAGTTTAAAAAATCATCAAAGCGTTCTGCGACCATATCGTTAGTGGTTAATTTGGTTTTAACTTGGTAAGTAAAGAAGTAATCACAAAGGATACAGAACCTACCACAATTCTCACTACTAACATCTTGTATTTGTCTGTTAGAATAAGCAAACGGAGTAAAAGGTTTAAGAAAATCTCTAACTTGCTCTGGCGGACTAATTCCAAAACTATCAAAATACACAGCAAATCCAGCAGGAAAAATACGAGCAAATACCCAGTGAGTTCCACTGCCCTTATCACTATCTTCCATATTAATATAATAAGAACCTACGCTACGCTTTTGCGGTAATTTATCTTTGCTAAACACACCAATAATAGGCAGTTTAAGACCCTTTGCTATTTCCTCAATATCAAAATTGGTAATCATATTATATAGTATATACATACATAATATTATTTTAATCCTTTTTCCACCAACACTTAAATACTTGTTTTCTTTTGCTCTTACTTACTAAATCATCAGGAACAATACAACCAGTATAATTTATATTAACCAGTTTATCAATTGGGATATACAGGTGTAATTTCTTTGGTTTAAAAGGTGTGTATTCAGTATCGCCATAATCAATACCTTCTCTAACAGCATCTTCTGCTCCAATAGCATCATAATTTTCTTGTGTTAATTCCCATTCATACAATCCATCTAAAAACCCAAACAAAAAATAATATCTCTTATCTGTTGTATCTTCACCCCACGCTTCCACTTTATTAAATCCAATCATAGTTGTATCGTAGTAGTGATGGTCGTTGTTTCTTGATTTTAATTCCACTTTTGTCTTATCATTCTCCCAGTCATAAACCTTCATAATATTCTTCATAGTGATATTGTTGCGTTTAACATCACCATACTTTTCAATAATATCAGGTTCATAAAGTTTTTCATTAAGGTCGCCCATAAATACATAAGGACGATTAGCAGGTTTTACCATTCGGTGAAAGTAAGAAGGAGGGGGCGTTTTATACGATATACTCATATTATATATATTAGATATATTAGTTCTTTAAGTTAATATTTACCTAAATTATATATTAAATATTTAATTATTTAATTAAAAAGGTAAAAAGTTGCCTAAAAGAGAACCCACTATTGAACCAAACTTGCCTCTTCCTTCTTTCTTACCAATAGGGTCGTAAGATTGAATACCACGAGTAGGCATAAAAGGTCGCATAGCAGGACTACTCATATCAGCGTAAGGACTACCTTGCTGTATAGGCATACCAACCATACCACCATAACGCCCAGCAGGATATATTCCACCACCATAACTTCCAGCAGGATTAATACCTCCACCATTCTCTCCTAATCCTAAATCCATAATCTGCTTATAAGGAGCGGAAACATAAGGAGAACCGCAACCCATACTCATAGGAACTTTACGCATTCTTCCACCGCTTACTCTCTTCTTGGCGTAATCACTTGCTAAATCAATCGCAACAGGAGCAACTGCTTTACCAACAGATTTGAGAACATCAAAAATACCTTCACCTGAAACACGACGCTTTGCTTCCTTACTTGCTAAATCAATTGCGATAGGAGCAACCACTTTACCAACGGATTTGAGAACATCAAAAAGACCCTTACCACTCATTCTATCAATTACATCTTCACCCTGTTTAAGAGCATATCTAATACCCTTATTATTACTCAAAGAACCTAAAACCTTTTTGGCGGAAGCAGGAAGCATAGCGAGTGCCTGTTGTGCTACATCGCTAATCATCTCTGGTTTAATAGTAATAGCACCACCCTTTTTAAGAGTGCGTTTTTGTGCTGGTGATAGATTTAAAGGCAACGCCATTCCACCACCCAAACGCTCTTTGGCGTATTTACTTGCTAAATCAATTGCGATAGGAGCAACTACTTTTCCAACTGACTTCAAAACATCCATAAACCCTTCGCCTTCCATAGGAGGAGGATTACGCATACCCTTTTTACCCCCCATTCCACCACGCTTACCCTTATCTCCGCCCATACGACTTTTAACCATACTTGGAGCGATGCTAATTCTGCTTCTTGATTGAGGCACATTCATAACTTCCATTCTTATATATATTGGTATATATAAAAATCTAAAAAAAATATTGCTAAACACGAGATACGCTATTGTTTTCTCACACTTTTAACAAAAACAGATTTAATAAAACTTCTTTTTATTTATTACTTATTTACTGAACTCTTGCCCCAGTTCTAACATCAACCACAATTTGGCGTTCAAACTCAATAAAGACCATAAAGTCAATTGTGTTAGGAGAGTTGTTAATACCTGATACTTGGACTGCCTTTGCGACACCATCTTCACTTGGAATGGAGCGACCTGCGTTTCCGTAGTAGTATCTGTATAAACTTTCAAACTCACTAAATCCAATCAAACCTGACGATAGAGAAGTAGTCAAACTGCCGTTCAACTGGTTAGAGGAAACAAGTTGCTCGTAGAAGGTTTCATAATCGTATTGGAGATTGTTGATAAACAAGTTCTTACCGCTAATTTGGATTTGGAAGTTGGAAAGAGAAATAGGGTCAGGAGTTCCACCAGTAGTAGAGAAGGGAGAAAGAAGAGAAGAGGTGGTTGTTCCAGCAAGAGGAGTAGTAGTAGCATAAGTAGAGGCAACGCCGTTGGACGCTTTGGGAAGCAGAGGAATTACCAAAATACCACGAATATTCGGTATGCCGTTCGTCACGAGGAAAGAGAAAGTGCCTCCTGACGATACACCAGTAAAGGAGTATTGGAACAAATCATTATACACGATTTTCTTGGTAGGAGTTAAACTCAAATATCTTTGCTCTGCGATTGGCGACATAGTATAGGCAGGAGCGTATAGACGCACACTCGTCACAGGAGCAGACACAGAGGTAGTGAATTGACCTGATAAGAATTGTGTTCTAACAATAGACAAACCAATCTTAACGCTTTCAGGGGAAGCAGGAAGGGTTTGTGCGAGAGGAACAGCATTATATAAACCTTGTCCTATATCCATAGAGGCAACCATCACAGGGTTAGTTCCACCACCACCCAAAATAGTAGGAGTAGAGGTTAGTGCTACACAACCAGTATTGGATTGAGCGGTAGAAGCACCAGCGACACCAGCAACAACTGAAACCGCACCAGCAATTACACCAGCACAAGCACCAATTGTGAAATAAACTTGGTTAGTGTTGAGGTAGATACGCATAGTAGAACCTTTAAGTAGAGGACACTTTTGGTAAAAGTCCGCAATATCTTTAAGACGAATAACGGCGTCAAAAACAATAGAGCGAGTGGTTGATGCCTTCTGGACGTATGACTGGAAGATTTGGTTATATCCTGACGAGGAAGCAACAGAAGTGGTTGCCGTGCCTGACGAACCTGCGAGTAGAGAAACTTGGTTAGAAGTCAAAGAGTTTGCGAGGGTAGGGGTGACGGCAGAACCCAAGTTGGAAAGGGAGTAGTTCAACCACGCCATTCTTTGCTGAAATCCAGCGTTGTAAAGTTGGCGAAGACCATCACTATCATCACCACAAAGAGCGTCAGGTTGAACCTGTAATATTTGAGAAAAACCACTCATAGGAGCAGTATTAGCAGTCCCAGCAGTTGTAGCGACTGAAAGCGTAGCAGTAGAAGGAACACCTGCGACATACACAATTGCCGTGATGTAAGAACCAACAGGAACAGATAGACCCTGAATAAACATACCAACCGCCAACTGACCTGTAAGAGTGGTAATTGCCGTCACAGCAGTAGAAGTTGCCGTCACGAGCGACCCAGTCCAGTATCCGTAAGAGGTCATAGAAACATAAGGGCAAGTGCGGTTATTACAGAACCCTTGACCGCTTGTATTCATAAAGTTAAGAAGTGAGGCAGCGGTAGAGTTGTTGTTATACAACCAAGACCTCGCAGTATCAGGGCAGAAACCACACACAGCACCCCAATTCTGTATATCATTCTGCGACCAACTGGTAAGATTTTTAAAAGAGCAAAACACATTCAAGAAAGGAGTTTGCTGTATAATACTGCCGTTATTGAACTCAACAGACATACTATGTAGGATATTCCAAAACCCATTCTTCATACCCATCATATAATCCAAACTATTTGATGCTGTAATTGCCGTAGCAGAACCCTCCGCTTGTAAGACCAAAGGCATAGCAATAAACGCCTCGCTCCAATTAATATAAGAACCGCTGTTGGAAAGGGAAGTTGTGTCTAAAACAATTTGCCCTGAATAACTGCCGTTGTTATTATCATTCACATACAACCACTGCTTATCAACAAACTCGCTGGAAGACACTTCCGTATTGACGCTTTCTTCAAAGACAAGATTATCCATTATATATATACTATACAAAATATATTTTTTTGTATCGTATCGCTAAATCTTTTACCTAAACATCAAAGGATATATACTTCTTTGGAACTTTTGGTTGTGCGATTTTCAAATTACGCAGAATATCACTTTTACGCTGAACCATTCCTTTTTCGTAGATTTCAGGAACTAATCCTGAACCCATAGTTCTTTTATTACTTCTTGCGATATTGTGATTTTTGCTAATACCCATACTTGTTCTTAAACCTGCTCCACTTGTCGTTGAACCTAATCTGTGAATATACATACTATATATTATATAAGAGAAAATTAATTTATGATGATGCTAAACCTTCCAATTCACCCTTATCTGCGATGACTAACAATATTACTAAATTAGGGTCTTGTAGCAAAGTTGGGATATTATTTTGGTCTGTAAAGAAAACTTGGAAAGAGTTATACTGCCCTGGTTGTATATCAATAAAACTATACTGATTGGGAGCAATAGTAAATTGAGAACCGAAAGTAGCGTTAGGGGCAAAACTATAAAGCAACGAGTTAGGAATAGCAAAATTGTTATTCAATAGATTACAATTCAAAACATAAGACGATAGTGGAGATACTTGTGGAACAGAAGTAGAATTAAAAGTTTGGATAGTAGAATAACTGGGAGATTGAGAGGCAGTCATAGCATAAAAAGTTCCTGTAATAGCACCGATGGTTTGCGATACAGAAACCAACCAAGCGTTCGCTGAACCTGATACAATATAAGTTCCAGCAGTAATACCTGTTCCTGATATAACCATACCTGCTAAAAGAGAAGGAGAACCAGTTGTCGTTAAAGCAGTTCCAACAATAGAAGTAATAGTAAAGGTAGTAGTTGAAGGAGAGTTAGTAATAACTGCTTGGGCGAGTGGTGTGGTAGGGGTAGTAGAAGCATAACCAGTTGCTCCTTGTGGGTAATATCCAGCAGAGAACCCAATAATATTTCTAAAATTGTTTGCTAATACTCTAAACATAGGAGTAATAGGACTTGTAGGTCTGCTCCAATAAACAGGAGTAGTAGGAGAAGAAGTTGTGATGGTAGAAGCAGTGTAAGTTCCAATAGTATAAGTAGCAACAGGGTATGTTGCTAAACTAATAGGAAAGCAATTTACATCAATCTGGTAGGTAGAAGCGTTAATAACCATAGTAATAAAATAATAATAGTTTCCAGCAGTATCTAAAAGGTAGTGTCCTTGTTGAACCATAACAAAGTGTAAAAAATCGTTGAGCGTAGAAATCTCATAAAATCCATCAGGTATGGTAATCGTAATTTCTCTTCCATCAACCCAAACATAACTAAACTGATTGTTGCCCTGTGAGGCAGTAATATTAAAGGTTGAATAAAACATCTGTATTGACCCAAGTGCTAATTTTTGTCCTTTCACAAACTCCACATTACCAGCAGGGAAGTTGTATTTATAAACTGAATTATTTGTGTTAGGAACGACATTACTACTATTCACGATAAGAGTTCTCATATTATATATATTATACAATATAAAATAATTAGACAGATAATTCAATAAGTAAGTTCATTCCATCTTGTTTGGATATTTTGCCTTGCGACATAAACTTCACTACTAATTTCCTTAATTCTTTTAATAAAGCAACACTATTATTTCCTGCTAAATATTCTCCCTTCAAAAGGGTAAATCTATCGTTGTCTTCTTTATCCTCGTTGCTAATTGTTCTTTTTAATTTGAGTGAGTTTAATATACCAGCACCAGTAGCAATTTTTTCAAAAAGTTGTCTTTCCTCAATAGGTATTTGTTCGTAAATACGATTACTTACCTTACCAGTATCCAATAGTTCTAACACAAACTCCTTCATCACATCACTAATAGGCGTTGGTTTAAATTGAGGTATGCGTCCTAAACTTGGAAACTTTACATTCAAAATATCACGCTCTTTAAGTTGAGGCATATTAATCACATACTTACCAAATTGCCTGTATGTAGGTTCAGGTTCATACTTAACCCCTGCTCCAATTTTTTTAGTTCTAATTCTGCCGTTCTTTGCCTTCAAACCAAAACCGCTTTTTTCAGTTGAAAAGGTTTCTTTATCCGTAGCATCACTCATAACAGAAGAAGAAGAACCTCCTGCCCCTAACGAGTTTAATAATATAAAATCTCTCAAATTACTCATATTTACAGCACCTTTAATATTCGTGGAATACCAATTACTAAACGCTTGGTCGTTTCTACCAAATTGGACTACATCTGCCTTTGTAAGTTTTTTATTACCTGTTGCTCGTATAACATAAATATTTTGTTGAGTGCCTGGCGTTCCTCCTGCGGTTGTGGTGGTTGCTACTGCTAATAGTGGAACTTCTCTTGTTCCTACTACTACTTGTGCTATTATATTAATATCATCTCCTCCGCTCGGTGTGCTACTTTCAGCAATATCTCGCCTTATTTCTTCTAATCGGTCAAGTTGGGCGTCGCTCACACCTGATAGTGCCTTTTCTATTTGTTGAACTCCTTCTACCTGTGAAACTCTACCACTATTAATATCTGCTATTATTCTTTGGATTTGAACTTGCGTAGGCATCTCAGCAGTAATAGTTTGTAGCATATTAAGCGTTTCAAATTGGTTTAGTTCATTACCCATACTAACTCTTCTAAACTCTTCGTTGGAAGGTATAGCATTCTGTAAGCGTTGTATTCTATCCAAAAGCGGTGCTACAACATAACGAGGTAATCTATCAAACTGGTCTTCCAAATAATCCTGTAAAGTAGCAAACTGATTTCTTGTAGGTAAGATTGCCCTAATATCGTTGATATTATCAGTCAAAGCGTTAAACTTGTTAGTAATAGAGGATAAGTTCGTGGAAACTCCTTTTGATTGTTCCAACTCTTCCTTAAACTTCCTCAAATATTCCACGAAAAAAGTTGGCGACAAAAGACCCTTCGCAAAGCGTCTGTTAATATCACGCTCTATTTCAGGAAACGATTGGTTCATAGTAAATAACTCATCAGGGGTAAGTTCTCCAATAATAGCACCTGCTTCTCTATACTGGAATAATCGTAAGAGATTATCAAGGGCAGTTTTTTCTTGTAGTGCTATATCTGCTTGTATTTCAGCAGGAGATTTAAGTTGCTGTGGGGTTTGCTCCTGAACCTCTCCACGCTGGAAACCTGCTCTCGCCTGTGCTACATTCGCATCGTTCGCAATAGCAATACGGAGCAGTTCATCTTGGGTCATAACCGCTTTTGAGTAGTCGCTTGGTTTTTGTAAGTTTCGTATCAATAAACTTCCAGTTCCGCTCATTCTGTTTTATATTTTATCGTGAGAAAATAAAATATAAAAATTGTTGCGAAAAAGTTATAACACTATTGCTATTTCTCTTCTTCTGTATCCTCAATATCATAAATATCGTTAAACCCCTTCCTAAATCTATCTCGTTGTTCTGTTTCTAAATCTATCAACAAGAAGTTCTTTTTCTCGGCAGTTGCGTCTTTATACATACAGGTAAGCGTTTCTTTACTCATACCCAAATCAAACTCTCGCCCAATCATCGTAAGGTTTTTCATACTACTAATTTGTTTTATTATCAGGTAGGTCATATTGTTTCTAATCATCTTCGGCACAGCATAATAGGACTGCGTAATATACACTAAACTTGCGTTTTTCTTTCTTGCTCTCAAAAAGAATTGTTCCATCGGTTTTTGGTTCTTTTCACCTACTAAATCGTCCATTACTATTAAAGTTTGCTGTTCCTTATTGAGTTTATCTAAATCAGGCATTCCGTCCTTATCAATCTCCATCATCTTCAACCCTTTCTTACCAAGTTTCTCATCAATAAAGTTATACAAAGGTTCGTCTTTGTTTTTCGTCACGATATAAATATTTTCAAAAGTATCAGGCATATTGTATATCAACGACATAAGCGTTTGAGTTTTTCCTGACCCTGACGAACCCATAATAATCATACGGAATGGTAATTTGATATGGTGTGTTTCGTAGTGTGGATTATGAGTTTTTAGCAAGAACCTTTCAGGTATTTTCTTATACCAATCTACTAACTCTGCTTTCTTTTTCTCTTTGGGAGGCATAATATATATAACTGATAGAAAATAATATACTGCTATATTATATTCAAGAATGGCGACTAAACCTGAAAATCCATCACCAATATTTAATCTACCTGTATTCATACCTTCAAATTGGACTGATATTACTACATCATCTTCAACCACATCAACACCAGTGATAAGCACAAAAATAGTTGGCGAAATTGTTGCTTATCAAGGAACTACTTTACCTTCTTCTAATTGGTTATGGTGTGATGGGGCAAACTACGACGCTTTGGTATATACTGATTTGTTTGCTGTAATAGGTTATAGTTATGGAAT